TTTTTACGGGGGAGATTGGGCAGACATTACTCCCATCCGGGCTACTGACACGGTCACTTTTGACACCACAAACGGTTCAACTACGGTCACAGTTAATGATGCAAGCCACGGCGCCGTCGTCGGTGACTTTGTCACTTTTAACACAGTTACCGGCAATCCTGGCGGCATTCCAAATGCCAGCTTGACTGGGGAGTTTGAGATTCAACAAATTTTGAGTGGTAGCCAGTACACCATCGTGTCGCCTACCGCTGCCTCCTCTACCGCTTCTACTGCAGGCACCGCCAACGCGGTGTACCAAATCAATGTCGGCAGTGACGTGAGCTTCTTTGATTACGGTTGGAACACAGGTGCGTGGAACGCCTACGCTTGGAACACGCCCCGTCCGCCTACCGTTCTAGGCCTCGCCCTAGGGTCCCGTGTTTGGCAGTTTGACAACTACGGTGAAGACCTGATCATGCAGCTTGTAAATGGTCAGATTTTCCAGTGGTCCCCGTCATCGGGCCTTGGAACACGGGCCACGGTCATCGCAGGCGCGCCCACACGAAGCGCTTTTGCCATAATCTCCACGCCTGACCGGCACCTGGTCTGCTTTGGCACAGAGTCTGTGCTTGGCGATCCCACCAGCCAGGACCCGATGTTTGTTCGGTATTCAAGCCAGGAGGACATTGGCCAGTTTGTGGCCACTGCTACCAACACGGCGGGTGGACAACGGCTCACGGACGGCAACGAGATCATCTCGGCGTTGCGCTCCAGAGGTCAGATTTTGATTTGGACAGACACGTCTTTGCATGGCCAACAGTACATCGGGCCCCCCTACACTTTTGGTTTTCAACAGCTCGGCGCTAACTGCGGCATCATCGGCCCGCATGCCTGCGCTGACGTTAACGGCGTGGCGTATTGGATGAGCAAGGACGCTTTCTTTGTGTTCGACGGTACAGTGAAAAAACTCCCCTCCTCTGTGCAAGATTATGTGTACGACAACATCAACCTTGGACAGGGGTTCGCGGTCAACGTGGCTATCAACACTCAGTTCAATGAAGTAACGTGGTTTTACCCTACTACTGACAGCTCATATGTCAACCGATCGGTGACGTACAACTACCTGGAAAACGTCTGGTCTATCGGCACGCTGGCTCGCACTGCATGGCGCGACGTTGGGTCCTTTCCATCGCCACTGGCCACAAAATATGATCCTGAGGCAGCAGAAGCAAGCCTTACCCCAATTGTGGGGCTTACTCCAGGACGCTCAATTCTGTATAACCAAGAGATAGGGGTAAATGACGACGGCACGCCTATTCCTGCCTACATTTACTCTGGATATTTTGACATCGGTGACGGTGATCAAGTGCTTTTCATGAAGCGGTTCATCCCTGACTTCAAGAACCAGGTGGGCGACTTGACAGTAAGGTTGCTGTTGCGCCTGTACCCGCAGACAAGCGCTACGCCCAGCTCCTTGGACCCGTACATCATCACACCCACTACCGACAAAGTCGACACACGGGCGCGCGGCCGACAGATTCAACTGCGCATTGAAAGCGATGAGATAGATACCAACTGGCGCTTTGGCACGATGCGCGTCGACATCCAACCGGACGGCATTCGATGAGCAAGATTACCAACGTCCGTCTGCCCAACGCGTCGACTGGGGGCTACGACCCTGCCCAGTTCAACCAGCTGGTGCGTTCGCTTGAGCAGGTCATCCTGCAGCTCAACAACACCTACACTCCTGTCACCAGTCAAGACACTGCAGCCGCAGCCACGTGGGCAGGCATGGGCGGCGGTGCGGGTGGCGGCTTCGCAGGCGGTGTTCGGGGGTTTCAGCTGTCCAACGGCATGCTGCAGCCTCATGCCATGTTGATTTCCAACACGGACCAGACCAGCGCAGGCATTACCAGCGAAAACCTCCTGACCTTTGATACCGTGGCGCTGTCCAACGGCATCCGTGTCGTGGACAACAGCAAGATTTACGTCCCCTGCTCGGGCCAGTATTTGGTGACGTTTACGCTCCAGGTCTCCAACCGCAGCAACGCCGTGGCGGAATTTGAGGTGTGGGCCAAGGACACGGGAGTTAACTACCCCTTAAGTAACACCCGATTTGACGTGCAAGCGCGCAAAAGCGCAGAAGTTTATGCCCACGTGGTGCCCGCCATTACAGGCATCTTCACCGTCACCGACCCCACGGTAAACTACCTTCAGATTGCATGGTGGTCGGGCAACATTGACGTATATCTGGAACACTACGCCGCAGGGGTGAGCCCCACGCGGCCCGAGATTCCCTCGGTGATTCTCACTATCAACTTTGTTTCAGCGGGCTGACCATGGCAAACAAGTATTTACGCAAAAACCTCACTCCGTCAGCCACCACGGAGACGACGATTTACACGGTCCCTGCTGCCAACACGGCCGTTGTGTCGTCGCTGCGCGTCACCAACCGCAACGCTTCTCCAGCGGCGTTGTCCATCAACGTCTACCCAAGCGGCGGGGCCACAGCTTTTGCTTTGTTGAAGACCTATTCACTGCCCACGAGCCAGACCATGGACGCTTTTAGCGGCGTTCCGTGCATTTTGGAGACCGGAGATGTCCTGAAAGTTACCTCCAGCGTGGCAACCGTGGACTTTCACATGTCTTATTTAGAGGTGGACAGGTCGTAATGAGTGGACAAAACTTGACTTTTTGTCGGATAATTTCAGCCATTAACGCGTCCTTTCCCGGCGCGCAGCCCCACGCGAGGCTAGTGGCAAAAACTGGAAAGGACTATCATGGTTAATGAAGGAATCATGGCGATGCCTCAAGGCATGCCCATGGAAGGCGAGCAGCCCGTAGCTGAGCCAGTCACCACTGTTTCGAGCGGGGAGTCGTATGACGCTGCGCAAACAGCGCTTCAGCGGATGAACCCCCAAGAGTACGCAGTACTCAAAGAAACCCTGCGCCAGAACTTGGCGGATGTAGAGCTTTCAGCCGCCGAAATATCTTCGATGCTTGAGGCGCTGGTCTACATGACACAGAATCCGGCGCAGTATCCGGAGTTGCGCCAGAACCTGATCAACAGCGGCATGATTGATGCTGAAGATTTGCCAGAACAATTTGACCTTGAGTTTCTGGGCGTCTTAATCATCTCTCTCCATGAAATGCAGTTGATGCAGTTCGAGGGAGCGCAGGCTCCAATGATGGACATGCCCCCTGTACAGGGCGAAGACGCTATGCAAGGTCTTGATGGGGCCCAGCCAATGGCCATGGCCCAAGGCGGCCTGGCGGACGTTGCGTCTTACATGGCTTCTAAAGGGCGCAATGGCGACACGATGCTTGCGCACATTACCCCCGGAGAAGCGCAGATGCTCAGAGCCCGAGGCGGCTCTGGCACGATCAATCCTGTCACGGGCTTGCCTGAGTTTTTTCTTAAAAAGCTTTTCAAAAAAGTAGTTGACGTAGCAAAGAAAGTCTTAAAAAACCCTATTGGAAGGATTATTGCCACAGTGGGCCTTGCCACCCTTTTGGGCCCCACTGCGATTGGGGCGACGTTAGGTAAGGCAGGCACTGCTGCGCTTGTATCCGGGGGCGTCACACTGTTGGGCGGGGGCAAACTAAAAGATGCTCTGATTGCTGGAGCCACTGGTTATTTTGGGGCAGGCGGGACCATTGGGGGCTTTAACCCCATACAGTCTCTTGGCTCTTTCTTGCCGGGGGCAGCAGGTGGTGCCCTTAACACAGGCTTGGCCACTGGTATTGTCGGTGCAGGTATCGGCAAGCTGGGGGGCATGAGCACTCAGGACGCATTGAAGATGGGCCTTACCCAAGGCTTGTCCGCCGGTGCGATGCAGGCCCTCCAAGGCCAGCAGGCTCCTGCCGAGCCGCAAATGCAGTCTAACCCGCAAACAGACAGCCCTTTCTCAGGCGCAAGAACCGACGGCACTGCTCAAAGCTTGCTTGCGTCGCAGCCTCAGGCCAGCCAGCAGATGCAATTTGATACGTCCCCACTGGGAGGTGCACCAGCAGCTCCTAAGGGCTTTTTTGAATCAATGTTCAGCTCCGATCCTGCTCCCGCTGCAGCTTCTGACCCGCTTAGCGCTGCTCCGGGCTCCTCTGCCGCCTTGGGCGCAGGCACTGCGGCTCCTGCCATACTAGGAGCTGCTCCAGGCGCTGCCGCTGCCATGGGTTCCGCCGCTCCTGCCGCCGCAACAGGGGGTATGTTTTCGGGCATGATTCCAAAAATCGGCCTTGGCCTTGGAGTTGCGGCACTGGCTGGCGGCTTTAAGGACAAGACGGAATTAAACCCGGTCTCAGAGGCTGAAAAAGAGCGGTATCTTGAGAATCTCAAGATAGCAAAACAACGCGACGACTTTATTAGAGGCGGTGGTTATGGCCTTGAAATGCCTTCGATTACCACACGCAACCCAATTGTGGCCACTGATTACTCAGCGACGCTTCCTATCAGGCAAGACACTTCGGTAGTAATGCCTACGGGCATTACTCGTTCTCCTGGCGGCATAGCACAGCCGTATAACCTTGCGGGGATGTATGGAGTGCCATTGATTTATGGGCTGGCCAAAGGGGGCATGCCAACACCTACAAACTTCCCACGAAAAACAGGGCCAATCAATGGCCCGGGCACCGGAACGTCAGATGACATCCCCGCTATGCTATCGGACGGAGAGTTTGTGTTCACGGCCAAGGCAGTGCGTAATGCCGGGAACGGAAGTCGTCGCAAAGGAGCGGCGCGCATGTACAAGCTCATGAAAATGCTTGAAGGCGGTCCTGTAAAGGGGAAATAAATGGCAACCGAAGCTACTACACAAATATCGGCAGAATCCCCGAGGATCGAAGATGCTCGGATGCGGTTGCTAGATGAGGCCGAATCACTGGCCTTTGGTGCTCCAAATAATGCGAGTGCCATGCAGTATTTCCAGCAGAACCCAGATGTTGCTGCTGCGTTTAAGGCAGACCCTAAGGGTCTGACGGCTGCACAGTTTGCTCAGCAACATTACCAAGAGTTTGGTCAGAAAGAGGGTCGAGCAGCTCCTCCCGTCCGTCCCACTTTAGGGGCCCAGCTCAAAGAATTTGGCGCATATAACGTAGCCGGGTTTACTCCTGCCCAGCAAGCCGCTTTGGACGCGGCTGCAACACAAGGCATTGGGGCGTACAACCCTTACATGGACAACGCGAATGCGGCGGTAAGGGCTGCTTACGACACGACTGGAGAGGCTGCTGACGTATTGCGCGGTGCAGATACTCGTAACCAGTTCTTCGACGCACAGGCCGCTATGCGGCAGGCAGGGCAGGCCGGCGGTAACATCACCTCGGGCATTGGCCAAATCAACGAAGGCCTGAGTTACTTGGACAGCGCCGCACGGCGCACGGCCCAGTCTGACACCACCGGACAATTTGGCGCTGCTCGTCAGGACTTGCAATCAGGCCTTGGCGCGTTGTCCACGGCCCAGAACCTGGCGGCAGGATCGAGTCAAGCTAATCTGCAGCCTGCCACGTCTAACATTGGCCAAGGTATTGGCGGTCTTGGCCAAGCGCAGCAGCTTACGCTAGGGGCAAGTAGCGCAAATTTCATGCCCTCGCAGCAGCTCCTGCTTGGTGCATCCAGGGGTTATGACCCTGCCTCCGCGCAGGCCTTCATGGACCCCTATCGCCAGCAGGTCATTGACGAGACCATGCGCCAGATGGATCGCCAAGGCGCGATTGCTGGCCAAGGCCTGGCCAACCAGGCGGTGCGCTCCGGTGCTTTCGGCGGCGAACGCGAAGGGATTCAACGCGCTGAGATGCAGCGTAATTTGATGGACCAGAAAGCGTCGACCATTGCCAACCTTCTGTCACAGGGCTACTCGCAAGCACAGGCCCAAGCCATGAATGCGTTCGAACAGCAGCAGGGCCGTCAAATGCAAACGGGGCAGCAGTTCGGTTCACAGGCAGCGCAGCAGGCTCAACTGGGCCAGGGCGCAGCAGGCTTGTACGGAAACCTGGCTCAAAACCAGATTGGCGCAGGGCAAGCCCTTGGCCAACTGGGGGTGCAACAAGCTCAACTGGGCCAAGGCGCAGCAGGGCAGTTTTTGCAGGCAGGACAGCAGTACGGCAACTTTGCCTCGCAGGGCGGTGCACTGGCGGGCCAAGAGTCAGCAATCAACCAGAACATCTCGAACTTGTTGCTGCAAAATGCGCAAGCACGAAATCAGGCTGCGCAAACGGCCGCTGGCATTTACGGTCAGCAAGGGCAGCAGTTCCAGCAACTGGGCCAAGGCATTGGCGCTTTGGCAGGGCAGCAGTTTGGCATCGGCCAGCAGCAGGCACAGGGCCTTGGTGCGATGGCCGGTCAACTCGGCCAGCTCGGCGTGCAGCAGGCTGCTTTGGGTCAGACCGCTCAAGGCCTGCAGCAAAGCGACATCAACTTCTTGTACAACACTGGGCAAGCTCGCCAAGCGCTCAACCAGCAGGCGCTCGACGCTCAACGCGCTACGAACATGCAGCAGATTTATGCGCCTTACCAGCAGGCAGGGTTCTTGTCGGACATCCAGCGCGGAGCCCCTAGCACGCAGATGTCGACTACCATTTCAAGCATCCCTCAAGCCAGCCCTTTCCAACAAGCTGTTGGCATTGGCTTGGGAGCCATCTCCACCTTAGCAGGTGCACAAAAAGCTGGTCTTAAACTTTTCTAAGAGGTCGACATGAATAAGAAAATGATGGCAATGGACGACGACATTGAAAACGTCGGCATCATGCAGGGTTTTATGGACTCCATGGTCGACGAGGACGAAGGCGATGATGAGGGCGATCCAGAGGAGAAGCTGGAGCGCCGCCCTGACACCCCTGAAATTTTGATGAACAACCTGCGCGGCGACATGCGCTCTATTGAAGCGCGTCGTGATGAACTGGCCGACATGGTGGGCTACCAAGCAGCTACAGAGACGCCGGAATCAGTGTTGGCCATGCTGCAGCCTGTACTGGCGCAGCAAGGCGGCATCGGCGCGTTGCCCCAATCAGGGCCCATGGCTCAAGGGCCACAGGCCCCGATGATGGGCGGCGCTCCTGGTATGCCCCCTCCTGGCATGCCTCCAGTGCCTGCCGACATGGGCGTTCCTCCGCCTGGTATGCCTCCGATGCCTCCAGGCGCGGGCATGCCTCCTCCGCCTCAACAAGGCGGCATCGCCGAGCTGTTGGCCGGCATGGGCGGCGCTCAAGGTGGTATGCCTGCGTCTGACCAGCCTCCGGTGGCCATGGCGCGTGGCGGGCTTGTCCAAAATTTCAGCTTGGGGTCAAATGAAGAAGGCGTGACCCCTGCTGCTGAACAAGGCCCTTCTGATGCGGGAATGATGATGTTTCCCCCGGAGATGGTGGCTGCTGCTCAGCGCCAAGCCATGGGCACGCTTAACCAGCAGCCCACTCAGGCCCCAAGCATTGAAGAAGCGACCATGTCCCGCCTGCCACTGCTCAACAAGTTGATGGGCCCGGACAGAAACGCGATGCAAGCACAAATGCTTTTTGACCTCGGACAACGGGCCTTTGGCTTTGCGGCTAACACTGACGAGGCAGGTCGCCCATTGAAGGGCAGCTTCATGTCCCGCTTGGCCGGGGCTACCCGAACACTGCCCGCAGCGATGGGCAAGCAGCTTGAGCAAATTACCCAGATTGACCGCCAGATTAAAGCGCTGGCTCTGCAACAGGGTGAGAAGGACGTCGACAAGATTGAAGCGAAAAACGCTGC